TAACCTCTCCACTACAACAACCACCAACACCCGCCGCACCGCTTCCGCAAGGACAACCACCATTGCATGGGCTTGGTCCAGGACACGCACCCTGTTCTTCACCATCAACTGGAGGACACCTATCAATACAGGTAACTCCGTCAGCACCGCAACATTGAGTGAAGGAACAACAATTTCCGTCGCAACACTCTTCTCCAGAAGTACAACAAGGTCCATCTCCACAAGCACAACCACCAGTGCCAGGACATTCTGGTTGACATATTCCACCATCTCCCGCGCCGGGACAGCAAGTACCCTCTGGACAACAAACACCATCACCGCAACATTGTAGGCCTGCATCACAACAGTCATTATTACCATTACAACATTGTTCTAACCCACAACAATATGAATCTTCACAACATTTTTGATTATAACAGCAACCATCACCGCAACAACTTCCTTCTTCTCCATCCGTATCGTTGGGAGGACAACCACATCCATTATTACATAGAGTATCGTCAGGACAAGAACCATCCTCACATAAATCTGTACACCCCGACCCCTCACAGCATCCTTCAATTCCGTCATTCGCACAGCATTCAGTTTCACCTTCGCAACAATCACCTTCATCGCAGGGACAACCATCATTGCATTGTTCGTCGTTTGGACAAACAGAAGTGCCTGGACAATATGAACCACAACCATCGGGCGTGCAACAAGGTGCATCGTCGTTACAACACTCTCCACCGCAACAGTCATTTGCACAACAAGAATCACCACAACAGTTTGGAGTTTCTCCTGAACAGCAAACGCTACCACCGCAACAATCACCAGAACAGCATTCTCCACCACAACAACTAGAACCAGAACCGCAACATTCTCCATTGCAACATTGACCTTGTGGACAACAACCATCACCACCACAACAATCATAACCTTGTGGACAACAACCACCTTGGCAAGTTGGACAAGTTGGAGGGTCAGTAGGACACGCTGGCATACAGGTATCGTTACAGCATAGTGTTCCTGCGGGACATTCGCAAACACCACCACAACCATTTGTACAATTATCACAATTAAAACAAGGAGGACAGTTACCGCACGAACCACCATTCATAGTTCCGTTTGGACAAGCATCTACACATTCAGAACCACAGCAAACTTGTCCTTCTGGACATTCGTCAGTGCTTCCGCAAGAATCTGGAACACAGTTTTGTGCATCTGCTTCGCAGGTAGACTGTTCGCCATAAAAGTTTCCGTTATACACTTGACATTGTTGACTGGTAAGTTCTAAACAGAAACCATTAATACAACAAGCACCCTGTATACCACCACAGGGATTATTTCCTCCTTGACAGAAACCATCAACTCCTGGCGCCCCAGGCATACCAGTTGGTCCTCTGCAACCATCTTTACCATCTTCGCCGGGAACGCCTGGAGGACCAACAACTACTAAAGGACTACCTTCGCAATCAGTAACAGCACCATCGCTACCATCGAATTCAGGAAAGAATTGACTTGTTGTCTGAATTGCTTCTTCGCTTGCTTCTGATTTTTGAACATCAAGTAGTGCTTGTTTAAGTTCAGGTGTTGCAAAAATAGATTTAATAATTTCGCTAATTAGTGGGTCTGCAATTGCATCTTGTGCAAGTCTACTACTAGCAGAATATTTTTCTACTATCTTCTTTGCTTGACAATAATTTTTATCATCTTCTTCAATTAACTTTTTAATACAATCAATAAAAGAAGGAAGGTGACAAGTTATTAACTCATGTGCAACTGGTGTAGTACAGGTACAACCATACAAACCAACAAGACCAGAATTAACCGCAAATATTCCACAAGTTCTATACCCATCTGTACAAGGACCTGTGCAGGGGTTTAGAATTCTATCTAAGCAAATGTCTCCCGCACCAGTTATACTATGAAATACTTTAGAGAATTTTTCTTGATTTTTTCCAGTAATACTTTTTAACGCACTACTATACGAACCTGCGGCAGACAACCTCTGAAAGAATGCATCAATATAATCTACCTTAGAACCAGATAGTTTATCAGTATGTACTTCCAGAGCATCCAACCAAAATATCAACAATCTCAATTGGTAGATTATATCAATTCCGTTTTGTGGTGTTACAGAAGGACAGTCAGTACTCCCACAGGATGGACACTCACCACCGCCAGGTTCTCCTAAATCTGCTCCTTGAAAAAGTGCAATCTCTTTATTGATTGCATCACGACATAACTGAATTTTCTCTCTTAGTGGGTTTTGCAATCCCTTACCAGTCATAACTGTATGGATAGCATTCCTCTGTTCGTTAGTCAGAGTTTCGAAAGGAATCTGTACAGTTTTTGGTAAGTTAAGGATTGGCATTATCTACTATCCACCTGTTTTGTTTTTTATAAGATGTCGCCCACTTCTGGAATATCAACTACATCTGTAAACTTAGGAATACTAACTGGGGGTCTGTTGTTGATATCGGGGAAGTCAATTAAACTTATTTGGTCTTGAGCATCTTGTGCAACTTCTGTTACTTGACCGCATAAATCATCTAATGGGTTTGATATATTTAGTTTACTTAGAACATCATTTGCTAGTGCTTTTGCTTCTTCTTTGAAATCTAGATTATTAACTTTGTCCATAATTTGGTCAGGAATACCTGCCATATCTTGTAGTCCTGTAAATTCTGGAACACCATTAAACATTGCTTTTGGGTCTAATTTTTCTGGAATTTCTGGTATACCAGAAGCACTCAACACTTCTTCTAAATTTGGAAGGCTTGGTAAACTTGCAAGACTTGCAATCCCATCTACATCTTTTAATAAATTTTTATCACATAGAGGATGCGATGTAATGAGACTACCCGCACTAGGAACATTAATTAATCCTGCGGGGTCTGGTACTTTTGGTGTTTTAAATTTTGGTGTAAACGATTCTCCGTAAAGTGCCATTTATTTTTCTCCTTATCCTGCGAAGCCTGGGTGGTTCAAGTGAATGTCTGGTCCTGCATTCATATAAGTGTTCTTTCCTGATTGCGTTCGAAGTTGTCCGTCAACTCTCAAGTTATAATCACCAGAAACATAATGTTCAAAATCACCATTAACATGTGTGTAGAAACTACCATCTGCCAATTCTACATTCATATCACCCTTTCCAATTTTAGTATTTATTTCACCTTCGTTAACTTCGATGTTTAAATTTGCTTTATTTCCAACATGTATATCTAAATGATTTCCGTCTTCTTTATCTGCATTTACAAAAATCTTACACGCTTTGTCCATTGTTACATTAGTCCACCCATCAATGTGAATACATTCGTTCTTTAATATAACAGTGTAATCGTTTCTTACAACTTTTATAACTCTATCACCATTTGGATGAATTTCTTCAAATGTACCAGTTCGGTGGTACTTGTGAAGTCTTTCTCTGTTGGGAGTGTCATCAACTTCAAATGTGTGTCCAGATTCACTTTCATATACATGATTGTGTGGATACTTCACATCATATGCAGTCTTTGGTTCAGTCCACTTTCCTGCTTCCGATTTGGATGCGGTGGATTTTTTAGTGATACCGGCCTTTACTGATTCGCAAGTAATATCAGATGTTGGAACATCTTTGTCCAAGTTATCTTTCTTCAATTGAACAATAGTCTCATCAATCTTTTCGTTTCTTGCCAATCTATTTGTATCTGGTTCTTCAATCGCCCACGCTTTTGGATAACTCTCACCCTTTTCGTTGTTTACGATAATTGCTCCACGACCATCTTTATAATAAATTTGTTTCTTTTGACCCTTTCCTATCATATTTCCCTTTGGGTCTTTCTTTCTTTTTTCTTCATCTCTTGGGTCATTGAAGCCAGTTTCGTTGTCGGGTGCTTCTTCTGGAATACCACCAATCGAACCCATCATAACTGGTTCTTGTGCATTTTCACCGTCACGGAAAAAACCAACAACCCAACTGCCGGGAACTAAACCAGTAGGAGAAAACCCCATACCACTCATTGCGGCACTTGTGATTGGTTGAATTGGATATGCCCAAGGTAAGTCTTCTGTTTTAATTTGAGACTTATCGTCGGTGTGCCATCCTAAACAACGAACACGACATCTGCCGAGCATCAATGGGTCATCAACATCTTCAACAACACCTTGCCACCAAATAAATCCATCTTTACCCATAAAGTTTTGCATAATTTAGAATCCCATTTTCTTTAATTTTGAAATTGTATTTGTCGCGGTTGTATGGTGAATACCAATACCACCTGCGGCTTGCCATTCTTTAATGTTTTTTATATGGTCGTCAATAAGAATAGCAGGTTGTCCTCTATCGTCCACTGCGTAGTTTTGTTTATCTCTTCTTTGTACTAAGTTGATATTTTTTTCTTTAATTTTGGTATGAGATTTCAACCATTGCATTTTGTTTTTTCTTCCATTCTTCATCCAACTTGGATATGCAGAAAGAATATGCAAATCATATTTGCGAATGAAATCATAAAGTTTCTTTCCATCTGGCATCCATTCTAAGTCTCGGAAAAAGTTTGGTGCTTTGGTTGCAAGTTCTGTTTTCTTGTCTCCAGTTTCTGGATTGTTCCAGTATTCTTTATCCGCATAAGAAGCACCGAGAACATCTTCTGTTCCCTTCAAGAAGTTACAAAGAACTTGGTCCATATCACAATAGATTGTTGGTAAGATAGTTCCATCCTCGGTCTTATGAACCATCTCACTAACTTCTTTCTTCCTTGCTTGTTCTGCGTCGTGGAAGATACCTCTATTGTTGTATGCACCATCACCAAAGTTCTTCGGAACATTATCAATAATCCATTTGTATGCTTGGTCACGCAACCCCGCATCTGTTGTCATTGGTTTGCCAGGGTCTTTGAGTTTCAAATATTTGAAATCTTTAATTACAGTTCTATTACTTTGAACACCATCAAGAGGAGTCCCTTTATCATCCGTGTAATAAACAGTATGCTTCTCACCACCAAGAATAATATAAACACCTCCATCGACTCCAGACGGAGTACCATTCTTTAGAACAGCGTACATATTGTTTGAAGCACCAGAATGAGTAGTAAGCATAATATCATCTCTTACAACTCTTCCTCGTCTTGGGTCTTTGTTTTGTTTAACAGCAATTGCATAATTAGTCAACACCCAAACAAGATGAATTCCTGATGCGTCATAACCCGCACCTAACAATGCAGGTAAAAGACTATCAACATCCTCTTTATCTTTATAGGTAATGTCAAAAAGTATATTTGGAAGTTTTCCAATTTTTGCCTGAGTTAACAGAAGGTCGAGAGTCTTTTCTTTAATTCCTTTTTCCTTTACCCACATATGAAGAGTGGTTACATCATCGGGATTCTTCAAATCTAGTGCCTTCAGTTTTGGATATTTGTTCTTCAGCATTGCAATCTTAAGAAATGCCTTCTTCCATTCATCAACATCACGACTTTTGAATTTGTTTCCTTGAAGAAAGTGAGTTTTGGCATAACCTTTACCACTACCTGCACCACCAACCAAGAAGCAAATCTGTCCGTAGTTCTCTCCTCGTTTACCAAGGATGATTTCTTTCTCGTTGAGGATTTTCATTCCCTCGTTGATTTCGTTATGTTGTAAAAATTTTAACATTTTTATTTCCTATTCTTGTGATGCATTACTTGCAGAACGAATATCTTGTAAGAAGGTTGATTGTGCGGGGTACGCTTGTCCTACTGAATCTCTAGCCAATTCCATATCCATCAAATATCCATCAGGTGTTATATTATGTTTAATAGAAGAAACAAGATACTTTCCGTTAAGGTATTTATCATGCATCTGGTCTTCTGCTGAACCAGGCTGGAGAGGAGTTACTCTTAACTCAACTACATCTCCACATTTTCTTCTTGAATCTCCGTTTACAGTTACCTTAACAATATACGAACTCAACTGTCTCATCAAGGATTTTCTTCTAAGTAACCAATCTGAATATTTTTCGTTTTGTTCTACTGTATCTCCACCGTGTAATTCGTTTTCTTGATTGAGATTTTTATGAATGGGACAAAAGTTCCAAAAAGTATCTGGTTCTGTGCTAAACTCGTCCAGTTGCTCACAGATAGGATACGCTTCGTCAACATGTTTGGTTGAAGTATATTCATCCTTCATACTAAATTCTGTGAATTCATACTTCTTTCTGACAATATCGTGAGTTAGTATCTTACTACCATACATTCCTTTTATATTTTCATCTAACCTGTTTCCTGGCTCATCAATCACTAATCTCTGTATGTTTCTCATTTCAAGACCAGTGTCTCGGAAGAATCTTGGACTTTCTCTGTATTTTCTAGGAGAGTAGAGGTATTCCATTTTGGGAGTTTCCTCTTCAAACAGTTTTTCAATGGTGGTAAATTTATAACCATCTCTGTCTTGATAGAAAATATAATGACAAGCGTTACTATTATCTTTTGAAGGACATCTTTGTGCTAACCAATTTATGGCATCAAAAGGATGCCAGTTTGGAACTATAAATTTTCTTTTTTCTGAATCTGATTCTACCTGAACTTCTAATTCAGCCTTGTCTTTAACTTCATCAAAAATAGAAGTTACCATTGAATCTATTTTGTCATAATAAGACTTGCTTATTCTTGTATGAACATTTTTAAATTGTTCACTAGAGACTGCACTAAGTTTAACATTCTGTCTTTTCTGAGTAGTTGAAATTTGTCTAACTGCTACACGATAAATATCAAATTCATATGTTACGGTATCTGCACTAGGAAGAGAAAATACTATTTTCAATTTCTCTTTTTGACCAATTATTGGTAGGTGTTTTACAACATTAAGTGCATCAGTAAAATTAACTGAGGCGGACATAGTATTTGTCATTAAGTCTTCGTATATTGAAACCTGAGTAAATAGATTGACAATATCTACTTCACCACCAGAAGGAGATGTTATTAATATCTCCTTAACTTCATAAGACATGTCAGAACGCAACATCCCATCTGCCTTGGTCAGTTGTGCTTCGTTGTTGGCGTCAAATTGACTTACTGATTTTTCTTGTGGTTCTCCACCTCTGTCTGCAATGGTCACGACTTAATAATCTCCTCAAAGTTATCTATTACAACTTGTGTTATATCTGGTCTTAATAACTTTATACTTCTTTTAGATTCATTTAAATTTCTTTCGTATAAATCATTTGTTATTACTTTCCAAGTGGTCGCATCGGCATCATTAGAGTTTGCATATGAATATGAAAGAGTGTCATCATAATTAGGACCAGTAGTTCCATAAGGAGATGCACCAGTAGCACCTACTGTAACTTGCAATCCATCTGCATCTGGAGGAGTCCCAACTGGATTTATTGATTCACCCTCTGTATTTTCAAAATGATGTGCCGCCTGTCCGTGAATATGTACTATTCTGGTTATTGTTCCTGTTGTGGTACTTCCGTCATCATTTGTTGATGTTACTTCATCATTAACAGCAAACTCTTTTCCCGCAGGAATATTATACAACACTAATTTTCTAAAAGTCGGGTCCCATTCCTGCACCAACCCACGAATACCTCTTTGTTCTGTATTTTGTCTTGAAGAGACATATACTTCATTGTCTTTGTCAAAATGTACACTTCCTTCTGTTCCTCCAGTAGCACCAAAGTAGAAAGCCTTTCCTGTATATTTCTTTTCAACATACTTTCCGATGGAGTGGTCACTCATAGGCCAGTCGAAAAAAGGATTCAATGTTTCGTTCAATAGAAGTATAGTCCAATGTAAATTTGGTGTGTTGTAAAATTTATTAGAAACTATCTCTGGTGTTTCTCCATCCTCTATAGTATAATTTTGAAAGTAATTAGATTGGTTTCTTATCGCTTCACGAAAAGCAATTCTTTTTAATATATCGACAGCAAAAACAGCCTTACCGTCTTTGTTTATGTCATATCTGAATCTTGGAAATTTTTCAAAGAATGCCATTTTTATCCTCCATCCATTTTCTTGAGGCTTTGTCTGGACTGTAGTGACAACTCGGTTAGTTCTAATGTTATCTTAAGGTGTGTTGGCGCTCCAGTGTCTCTAAATGCTGACCACATATTTGCATTTGTATAATTTACTGATATGTTGGTCAAAGCACATCTATCCATTTTTCCAATATACTCATTTTCTTTACCATTTGATATAAAGTAAACTTGAAATTCTGATGGATACATATACATCGCGTTGTCACCTTGATACAATTCTGGTGCGGCGTGATACTTAAACAGATTAATTATTGCTTGTGCATTTTCAGATTCTTTTTGATTTCGAGGAGCCAAATCAAATTCATATTGATATGTTCTCATATTTGGTTCTTGGAACATTGCTTCTTTTCTTGGGTTTACTACTCTTCTCATTTGTTGTGCAATTAGTTTGTCTGCATTATCTGTTGTAAGTTTACCAGAGATACCACCAACAAAGTCAGTGAATGCTTTTTGCATTGCTTCCGAACCATCACCCTTAACTAATTCACCGAAAGAAGTTTTCTGAAACGATACAGTTTCCCATTGCCATCCATCTTGCATAGAAACGCTTTGTGGCATTGGTAGATAAATCACATCTTTGCTTATCGTTGTTGCTCTTGATGCAGTGGTGTCACTGAAATTTGCACTCTTCGCGGCATCCGTCAGTTCTCCAACAGTCGAGGCGATGTCGTCCAAAGTACTGGAAGACTGTGGCATTGTTGATTTGTATTGAGGTTTCTGGTCTCTACTTGTGTCTATTGACCTGAGCAAGTCGCTCTCTGGTGTTGAGAATTCGCTACCGCCTGGTGCAACTGGGGCACTATTTCCTCCTAATGATGCCGCCGTATTTGAATATATACGAAAAATCATATAGTGATTATGTTCTGAATTTTCCGCTATGTCGGCCGGAAATTTGATTAGATTTTCTGCCATTTATCTCTCCTGCTGAGTGTTACCTACATAGTATATATGTCTTACAAAGGAAAATTTAGACCAAAAAGCCCACACAAATATATGGGTGACCCAACCAACATAATCTATCGTTCTCTTTGGGAGCGTAGATTTATGGTGTTCTGTGACCAACAAGAATCAGTTCTAGAGTGGGGTTCTGAAGAAATATTTATTCCATATAGGTCACCAATTGATAATAAATATCACAGATACTTTGTTGATTTTATAGTAAAGACAAAAAACAAAAAAGGGTTTGAAGAAACTCGTTTGATTGAAATAAAACCCAAGAAACAATGTAGTCCCCCTCCTAGACCAAACAGAAAGACAAGAAGGTACATTGAAGAAGTAAAGACTTGGGGTGTTAATAGTGCAAAGTGGAAAGCGGCCAAAGAGTTTGCTGAGAATAGAGGATGGAAATTTCAGATATTAACCGAAGATACTCTATTCACAGGTAAGAACAATGGCTAAAAACATACTAACTGGTTCTAGTATATTTGACTCATTTCAAAAACTGAGAAGTGATGCAAATGTACCAAAAGATAATTTTAGATGGTTTGCTGATACTATTAATAGAAATGTAAAGGGAGTAGATAGAAATCAAATAAGAGACCAGATAGCATCTGACCCTGTACGCGGAAGAAGTAGATTATTTCTAGGACAGATGTATATGTTCTTCTATAATCAACCAGAGTACCAAACGACCCTTCCTTATTATGATACCTTTCCACTTGTTCTTATGTTGGGTAGAGCAAAAACAAATTTCTTTGGTATAAACTTTCATTATATCCCACCCAAACGAAGATTGCAGATGTTCCTGTTATTACAACAATATAGACAGGGAAACAGGATTCTCCTTCCATACGGAACAATGAAGAGAGTTGCTAAGTGGAAGATTTTCAAATCTTGTTTTCGCCGATATAAAACTTCATTAATTTCAGGAAATCTTATAAATATACCAGCAGACGACTGGCCTATTGCTATCACTTTACCAGTAGAAAGGTTCAAAAAGAGTAGCAAAGCGGCTATATGGGACAATACTTTACGGGAAGAACAGAACTGATGCCAGCACCAAGAATAAAAAACAACCTCAATGATTTTAAATCACGGTTTAAAACAGTAGTAAAACCTACTCTATATGAAGCCACTATTTTTGGAAATGGGTGGTCAAAAGCAAAGGAACTTAGCGGTGTTCAGGAACTAGGTCCTATTGGAAGTGACGCAGATAAGACATTTATCATAAACTGTGAAGTTGCATCTTTCCCAGGCGAAGCAATGTCCACTCAACCAAATAGAATATATGGTCCTGTTCGTGAAATGGTATATGAAAAACTATTTTCTGGTGATTTGCAACTTACCTTTAGAATGGACGAAAAAATGTTTCTTCGCAAAGTATTTTCTGCTTGGCAAGGATTTATTCAAAGTGCAGATAGTGGAGATTTTGAATATTATTCAAACTTTGTATCTACTATTGAACTATATCAATACCCCACTAGACAAGCACAGGGAATGCAAGGAGAAGGACCTGCTCTTGCACCAGAAGGACTTGACAAACCAATATATGGTGTCAGAATCAACGAAGTATATCCTAAATCGGTTGGAGCAATTGAATTGGGGTATGAACAAAAAGATACATATATGAAGCAAACTGTAGATTTTGCTTTTAGGAACTGGGAAGAAATCCCAGCCGATGAATTTTAAATAATTTAGGAGAATATTATGGCTTTACCAAAAATTGCTACCCCAACCTATGAATTGAATCTCCCCTCCACAGGAGAGAAGGTTACCTACCGTCCATTTCTAGTCAAAGAAGAAAAACTTCTTCTTATGGCAATGGAAGATGGAAATCAAACAGCAATCGCACAAACATTGAAGCAGATTATTTTAAACTGTACTGAAGGTAAACTCAATGTAGAAGACCTTCCAATGTTTGACATTGAATATTTGTTCTTGCAATTAAGAATCAAATCTGTTGATGAGGTATCTCAGGTGACTCTCAAGTGTCAACACTGTTCTGAAGAATTTGGAACTAAAATTAATCTTCCTGATGTGAAGGTTCAATATCCAGAGGAAAAACAAGATTTCAAAATCCAACTAACAAGTGAAGTTGGTGTAATTATGAAATATCCAACACTAAGTGTGATGAGTGATGCAAATCTTCAACCAGAGAATGAAAACACAGAGTCAATCTTTGCACTACTTGCAAATTGTGTAGAATCAATCTACGACGAAGAGCAAGTATATAAGGATTTTACAATCGAAGAAGTAAACGAATTTATGGAGAACTTACCGCAGGAACAATTTAAAAAGATTTCAAAATTCTTTGAGAATATGCCGAAGTTGAAGCACGACATCAATTTCACTTGTCCCCGATGCAAGAAGAAGAATGAAATGTCCATCACAGGACTTCAGGATTTTTTCGACTCGGCCTCTCTCACAACAACTTGATTAATATGATTAAAACAAACTTCGCTATGATGCAACATCATAATTGGAGTTTGACCGAGATTGAAGGGATGATGCCTTGGGAAAGAGATGTCTATGTAGGCCTCCTCAATCAACACATTGAAGAAGAGAACAAAAGAATTGCTCAGGAGAATCAACAAATGAAGTCTGCATCAAGAAGATAACATATGGCAAAGAAACCCGACAAAAATAATATGCCTGCACAGCAGAAAGATATTAAAGACCTTGTTAAGAGAGTAAATAAGTTTGAAGATAACTTAAATGCCATTGACAAGTCCTTTAGTAACATGAGTGTTGAGTTTAAGGAGTATGTAAATAATGTCGGTGATATTTCTTTGGGTATGAGTGACTTTTTAGACCTTCAAAAAGATTCTCTCGCAGGTTTCGGAAAAGACCTTACAGGTTCAATGAAAGAAACACTTAAGTGGTCTGAGCGATTACAGTATGATATCAATTCCATTACGGATACAAATATTCGCAATATGAATGCGGGTATCGCCAGTATGGATGAGATGAAATCCGAAACAGGGAAGATGATGGAACAGCGTGTTGGCGCACTTATGGAGAAGTTGCGGAAGGCTGACCACAGTGAAGCAGTGGAAATTATTGCTCAACTTCACGCAATGCGTGAAGAATCATTTGCTACTTTAGAGGAAGAAGAAGCAAAACGCATTGAGTTTATGACAGCAACTGCTACTCACGGACTCGAAAAAATCGATACCTTTGGTACTATGTTGACGCAATCTATTGCTGAATCACTTCCTTCTTTGGACAAGTTTGCAGAGAATATTCTTGGTGGTGGTATACTTGGTAAAGTTGCCGGCGGACTTATTCGAAAGCGTAAAGCAAAGAAGACAGCAGAACAACAAGCAAAAATGATTTCTGCACAAGGTGGTCAAGTAGACCAAGCCAGACAAGCAGGATTAGATGCGGCAGCGAACAGGGCGGAAGGTGTTCCTATGCTTGCCGCGTTCACCCAAGGTCAAGATGCAATGATTGCTTCCTTACAGGAACAAAATTATTACTTCCGAGAATTGCTAGACCTCCAAGATGTACAAACCGAAAGTATCCTTGATGCAAAAGAGGAAGATGCAGAAGCGGCACGCGAAGCGGAAAGAAGACACGACGAAAGTCTTCGAGCAGGTAAAGGTGGAAAAATAGTTGCAGGTGGTGAAAAGAAAAAAGGAATCCTTGGTACTATTGTCTCTGCAATTGGTGGTGGTCTTATGGCTGCTCTCCAAGGACAATGGATTGCAAAAGCCGCTTCGTTCATTTTGTCACCATTAAAAGCAGTTGTATCACTTGCATCATCAGGAATTAGCAAAGCAGTTGGTTTTATAATGCCGAAGAAATGGACTGCGGGTATTTCTAAATTCTTCAAGTCTACAGATACACAACAAAAAACCATAATGAAATCATCCAAGAAAACTGGTGGTTTCCTTACAAAACTCATTGATACAATTAAAAATGTATTTAAGGGTATCATTGATATAATTAAAACCATCTTCAAGACAGTTATGGATGTCATCACATCTATAGCAAAGGGAATTGGAGATGTAATGAAAGAAATTGCCAGAGGTATTGGATACTTTGGTAAGAAAAATGTTCTACTCGGAGCGATAGCACTTGGTATAGTTGCTGGCAGTATTTTCGTATTCGCCAAAGCAATGGTAGAATTTACTAAGGTAAATTGGAAAGCGGTAGGAGTTGCCGCAGTTTCGATACTTCTCTTGGTGGGTACACTTGCGGCACTTGGTGCGTTAATGATGACAGGTGTTGGTGCAGTTGCACTTCTATTGGGTGCTGTTGCATTATTGGTTGTTGCAGGTGCAATGTGGGTACTTGGTAAAGCAATGCAAGAATTTGCTAAAGCCGCAGATATTGCCATACCTGCAATTGAAGTAATTGGTGAACTGATGATTAGGTTTGCCAAGATAGTTGCAAAACCATTCCTTAAAATTGCAGAAGTAATAATGACTGTGGTGACAAAACTTGGTGATGTTGTTATCAAGATATTAGATACTGTTGGAAAAGTATTTACTACATTCATTCAGTCGATGGTGCCAATCATTGATTCTATTGCAGATTTAATTGTAAGACCAATTGAAGCAGTTGGTGATGTTATTGTGGGAATTGTGACTGCTATTGGTGATGCAGTAACAAAGGTAATCACTGGAACTGCTGATACATTTGAAAGGTTTGGTTCAGCAGGACTTGCGGCAGGTATAGGAAAAACTGCTCTTGCAATCGGAGGTCTTTCGCTCGCTATCGTAGCATTTGCTGCCGCTGAAGCAGGAGGAAAAATTCTTGGTGCGGTGGGTAATATCATCGGAGGATTCCTCAGTTTATTCGGAGGTGGTGACCCACCAACTGCACTAGAAATTATAGCGGCGTTGTCAACAATGGACCCCGGCTCATTGGAGAAAGTTCCAAAATTAATTGATAACATATCAAAATCACTACGAAGATTTGGTGGAATTACAGTAGACACTGACGGTGCAGAAAATGCGATATACATTCTTGCTGAAATTGCAGATGAACTCGGTGAAGAGGATAGATTGACAGCATTCTCAAGACTAAGTAGAATTAATATGCAATCATTTGCAGACGGAATGATGTCCTTACTTGAAGTCGGGAAGGATGTTCATAAGAGTGATGCCGCTAGTGTATGGGGTTGGTTGGGAGAAATAATGGGCATCGGAGGTCACCTTGTTGACCCCGACAAACTTGGAAAGCAAGCAAGAGCCATCAATGTCTTCGCACAGGCTTTGTCTAATTTAGCAAAAAGTGTAGTTGAATTAAATCAAGCAACAAATCCACTTGCTCAGAATCAACAGATGAATATTAGTCTTAGTGCTGAAGGACGAATGAATGAGTTAGCGATGGCAGGTGGACCAGCACCGAATATGGTTTCTAATACAAACAGCGTCGTGAAAAACTCACAACACTTCAGTCTACCAATCAATTCAAGAAACGAAGACAACACACTAAATGCAATAGCAACATCAAGAAGATAATAGAAAAGGGACTCCCGAAGGAGTCCCCTTTCCTCATCGGTTTTTACGAGGTTATATTAACCTTCGTTTGCCAACTTCTCAAAATATGAGAGGGCATCGCCGGACTCACCATCCTCTACTTCGACGGGTTCTTCAGCGGCTGATGACGATGATACATCAGACTTGGGGGGAGAGTTTGTATCCTCTGCACGGGAAAAGTCATTACTTGCTGTGCTTCGAATGTCATTACCTACTACTTGGTTCAACTTTGTCTTAAGTTCGTCGTATGACTTGAAGTTACTTGGGTCAGTGAATTCTGAAAGAGCATATTGTGTCTTCCAAAGTTCTTCCAACTTCGCATCATCACCATCATAAACAGCAGAGGTGGACTCAAACTCTGACTTATCATAGTTGATAAATCCTGCAACCTTACGAACCTTCAACTTGAAGTTCGCACCTTCCCAAAAATCAAAAGGATTCACTGGGGTTTCATCATCAAACTCTGGATTCATTGCTTCGTTAATCTTATCGAAGATTTTCTTTCCATACTTGTATAGGAAAACCTTACCCTCATTCTGAGGATTCGCAGGGTCGCTCACTATAAGAATGTTTGAGATGTAATTGAGACGGCGCTTTCGGTTGCGAGCGATGTCCTTATCGCTTTCAACGCCGCTGTTCCAGAGTTGAGTGTTCATCTCTGAAACTGGGTCCTTCTCACCAAGAGTGGTGCGAGAGTTTTCGATGTACCATCCGCCAGGACCCTTGAAACCGTGAGAGAAAAGACGCGCCCAAGGAATGTCTTCTCCATCAACTGCGGGAAGGAATCGAATCACGGCATAGCCGTTACTGGACTTGTCGAGTTCTGGCTTCCAGAATCGGTCGTCCTTATAAGAGTCGGAACTCTTGGTGGTCAACTTGTTCATTTCTTCAGTTAGTTTACCGAAGCCACCTTGTGACTTCTTCTTCATATCATTGAAACCCATAGTGTTTCTCCTTGTTTTGTGTACGATGTGTACGGGTTATCGACTTATTAGAATTATAGAGTATGTAGCAGGAAAGTCAAACATAATCTTGAACTTTTTCTGCTAGTATTTTTCGGTGTTTTGTTGTATCTTTAATCGCCACAAATGGTTCGTATTTTTGGCACTTTCTTTTTAGTTCGTCCCATAGTAGGTCATCATCCATATCATTGTCGAACTGTTTAAAAAAGCCTAGAATCTTATTCATTATAATGAATGTCTCCACGCTGATATCATCTCTCAATACGAATCTCATAAGTGGCGGGTGCATCCCATCCTCTGATATAAATATATCGTCAAAATGCATATCAGAACTTGACATTTCTTTTAAAATTTTTCCAATATCTTCTGTGAAGACCATTGTGAGGGATTGTATTCGGCGTTTCCATTCCGTGAAGATTTGCTCTGCTTCATCATCGAATAATTCTCCAATCCAGAAGTCCCCTCTCTCTACAAAATTGGACACAAGAAAACCAAAGACATCCTTACCTTTCTTTTTGGCAATTTTGTCGAAGAAGAATCGGTCTTTTCTGTTCTCGTATACCTTCACTGAAGATTTAGTTTTTCCGTTGAACTTAAAATAGTCATAGGAATCTCTAGTGAAGTGGAGTTTCAGACCTAGATAAATACAGAAAGCATTATACCCATTCATATGGGCAATCTTGCCCCTTTGGGGAGGAGATTTGAGTCCTCTCCTTCTGTCTGAATTTTCTCGATAATTGGTTGGGTTAAAAATTTTGCTGCCACCTGTGGTTCAATATTATTAGTTTCACACAATTCAAGAATGGCTTCTATATACCCCCCACCATTCTTTTTAACATACTGTTCTACATCCGAGGAGAAATTGTTCGTGTCATCGAAAATCATAATCTTTTCCTTTGCAAATAATGATATCATAAATCGGAGATGATACAAGATTATTTATACATATTAGAGTAATTAAACTATAAGAACCCAAGGAGTTTTTAATATGCCATCAGATAATAATGTCAATATTCTGGCAAACGGACAATCTACCATTATCAGGTCACATTATGAGAGTGGACTAGATTCAAACGGACAACCAGGCCACTTTCAGTTAATGGGTCTAGGATTCTCTAATGCAGGGTCAACATGGGATGTAGCAACATACGAAAATGGTTTTCCTGTTGCTCTTACACCTGCATCAGTGGTTGGTAAAGCAATCAATAATATGAACACAGGTATGACTGCTGTTGCAGGTAGTACTGCAATGATGGTTTATATTGCAAGTAGTACTGGTCTTACAGTCAACGCAATTGTTGAGGACTTGATTGTTGGTATTACGAGTGACCCAGTTTGGTCTAACATTGCAGTATATGGTACTGGTGGAAGTCCTGTTAGTATAACAGGTGTTGTTACTGGTGATGGATTCTTCAACATAAGAGCAGGAGAAACATCTGGTGGTATCGGTATCTACGGTACTGGATTGACTGCTGTTGGTGTTACTGGTCACGCTCAAGTTCATACAAAGGGTTCTGATTATCTACAAGTATATGGAGCAAGTGGTGCATCTTCCTTGGGTGTAACTGGTACAGTTGCTATCGACCATAGAAACTCGATTGGTGTTAGTGGTGGTGTTACTTTAAACGGTGGTAAGATTGATGTAAATATGCCAAACGGAATTACTAGTGGTTACATTGGTAGTAACCTACATCTAGGAGTAAGTCTTGGTTCTTGGGGACTAACAAGTGGTATACGAATTCAAGCGTTTGCTACAGGTAGTTCCGCAGAATATGTTTATGTCGGGGGAGGAACATCTCTTGGATTAAGTGGTGCCGCAGGATTAGGTTATCCTCTAAGAGAATTCGAATCTGTATTCCTAGAGGTAGAAAACACTCACTGGGTAATGATTGCATCAGATAACTCTGCCGCTAAAATTAAATTCATTGGTAGTTAATAAATGGGAAGAAGTCAGTTAAAAAAGGGACTCAAGCATTCTCTACATGAGGACGCTGTTGGTATAACCCAAGGTCCTGAAGGTGACATCTATAGTTCTAAAGTACACAAAAGAATTACACCTAAACACGACTGCTCCATTAATAGAGAAAACCCAAACAGAAAAATGCCATCAAACCCCGCATTAGTGGTGGGGTATGATGGTAGTGGTAATTTTGATAGAGTAGTTCCTCACGGTGCTACTCACGGATATTGGACACTTGCAAATGTGATACCTATGTTCTGTCCTTTTGATGGTGCAGGTGCGAGTGGAAATTATATTGCAAGAAGTTTGCTTGAATTTGATTTGGACGATGCTGGCATCACAGCAGGTGATTTAATTGAAAGTGCAACACTAAGATTAACTTACTATAAATCAAAAACCATCAGACAAGATTCAGAATTTGCTTTTGATTTGCATAGAGTCCATCCAGGCTTAACTGGTAATACTGGTGGTGATGCACATAATTATGACAGCAAGTTTACATCAAACGCGACTTGGTGGGAATATGACTTCACCGATACCGCAACAGGTTGTTCGCCTGGGTTTGTTTGTGGAGAAACTAGTGGTATTGGTACTTTTCTTGTAACACAAGGTGGAACACACGGAACAAAAAGATGGGAATATCAAGGACTAGGATATACTGGTTCTACTGCTGAACATTCCAATACAGGAATTGGTGGTGCGGATGGATGGGTAGATTATAGTGGTGGTCCTGTTGGTTCAGACCAAGATTCATATTCAGATAATCTCTACACAGGATTCACCGCTTCAAAGAGTGGAAACCACGCAGTTAGAGCAAATAAGGTATTAGATTTTGATGTGACAGAAGCACTAACAGATGCACAAACTTATTATAACAATAAGTTACGATTTATGATAAAACTTAGAGATGACCATACCTTTGAAGCAGGAGCAACAACGGAAAAGAACAGAATTTTTGTTAGTTTCCATTCCTCCGAAGCAGAGAATGGTATTGGTCCTTCGGGTATAAGTGATGTGTCTGTTATACAGATGCCAAAATATGCACCATCAATTCATGTGACTTACTATAACAGAACTTAATTATTCTCTGCTTCTCTTTGTGCGTCTTCATAAATTTGTTTGCTTGTTAATTCGTGTGCCTTCTTAATTAACTCTTCACCCTCAAGTTGACCTTCTGCAACAAGTTGTGTCTTTATCTTATTAAAGATTTCGTTTCTTTTGCATTTGGGACAGGGTTCTTTTTTTCTCTCTTCTTCTGCCGCAATAACTCTTGGGTCACTTTCCCATAGTTTATTAAACTCAGTCATATAACGAGCATTCTTGAAGTCTGGTTCTAGTCCTTTTTCTTCTCTCAACTTCTCAATTATTTCACTTCTAACTTTTGCTTTTTCTGCACAACTCCTACACCCTTTAACTTCTTCTTTTGGCATTTCGGGTGTTGCTTTTGGTTCTGGTTTCTTTTCTGGTTTAATTAAGTCTTTGTTTTCTATGACTTCTTTCCCCAACATTTCGATGATGGTTCTCTTTCTTTCCATACCAACATTATCATCGTCAGTAGCAGGTTCAAAGTCACTAAATCCTGGCATCTTTCTAGGACAGGAAAGATAGGGATGGTCAAGTTTGGTATACTCTTCATCCGTTCCATTTAACCAAGTGGACATCTTATCACCACAACCACACTCACCACAAAAGAACTTACCCATCTTTCTTTCTGAAGGACGAAGACCACCACATACTGGTATGTCTTGACCATTACCAAAGCAACTTAGAAGTCTGATATCTTTTGTTGTGACATCAACCTTCTTTTCGGTTAGACCCTTTGACCATTTTGCTTTAACATATTTTGAAATCATTCCTAGATTCATTGGTTATCCTCGTAAAATAATTTGATGTCCTCGTATAGACCCTTTACATACTCGATTGGTTTTTTTACAAATACCTGATTTGTACCATTTTCAACTGCAACAAGTATAACAATATTCTCCACTGCTATACCAGTCTTTTCTTGAAACATTATAGCATATGCTGTTGCTTGATGAAAGTAATTTTGTATCCATTCTTCTTTTTTTGGTTTTGTGCTACCTTTGAAGTCAATGATAGAAAGTTGACCATCAAACTCACCAATGCAATCTACTCTACCAGCCAATCCAACATTTTCTGACCAGAGGGGAACTTCTTGTGCATAGATGTTGTCGATGCGATGTAGTTCTGGTTGCAGTTGTTTAAAGAGTTCTACATTCACTGGGTCTTTATCGCCCCAAAAATCTTCAGTGTTATTTAGATAATCCTCAATAAGAGTATGAAGTTGATTTCCTCTCTTCAAACATCTTTTTGATTCTCTTCGATTGTCTGGATTCTGTTGCCATTCTTTAAAGAAATCACGCTTACTCCATCCAGTCACAGTGGTCACACTAGGAAGCCATTTTTGATTGGGTGATTTATAGTAACGAAGTCCTGACTTCTGTTCAACAGGTAAGTCATCAAACGCCGATTCCAAATCAATATGTTTATACTTT